CAATCGTCGCAGACGCATAATTAAAAGAAGATATATAATATGATATTAACAGAATCAACCTTTCTGTTGTTTGCATCAAAACATTATGATAACCCTCAATGCTCAGATATATCTGAGTTTCAAGAGGACTTAAAGCGATTCCAGTACCTACGTAAATTATTTGGTAGGTACCGACAGGATGGAGACTTAAAGGAAAGGTTGATTTTGAATCATCTTATTATTATATACAACGTATTTGGTCCGGAAGCAACAAACATGCTCTTCATGAAGCTTCACGAGTTTCATGATTGTTTAAAGCCTTTTGTGGAATATTTGAACTACATGCCTCTTATCATCCAATACGATGATGTTGCATTGAGCATAGATAATATTGATTCAGACGGCATTATAAAAGAATTACTCGAAGGAATATGACGCAATGATCGTCGATCTATTTTTAGTCTATCAGTTTATACGCAGATTAGCTACCCCATTTAATAAGTGGGATGCATTTAAGCAAGGTATTATTGATGATAAAGGTCAAATACTAATTAAGAAAAAAGACAGAGATGCTACTCAAAAGAAAGCATTTGGTGTCTTTGATGTTATGGTTACTAATATTAAGAAGTTGTTAGCAAAGGTTCCTGGTGGTGGTTCTAAACTAGCCAGTTATGCTGCTGCTCTATTCCTAATTAAAGAGTACAATGCATTCAGTGATGAATCAATACTTAATGAAGATTTAACTGATGAACAACTTGAAGAAAGCTTATTATTATTTAATGACCGATATGTCAATTATATCAAAGAAAACGCAGATGTCAAGGCTTTAAATGAAGAAATTAAAGAAGCTGCTAAGAAAAGAACATTCGTTGCTAAAAAAGATTTATCGTCTTTCAGAAAAAAGATTAATACTAAACCTAGTCTAGAAGAAGAGCCGGCTGCTAACTCTGTTGGTGCTGGTGGTATTGCTGGTATGGACGCAGGTCATATGTCTAAAGCAGCGCAGAAGAAGTGGACGTCAGGAAATAAATCTGACAAGAAGAAAAGATTAAGAGATGTAATAGGAGTACCTACAAAATGATTACTTTAGAACAATTCGGCGCGATGATTCCACGTAATAAAGATACAGAAGCATGGTTTGATGCAGCAGTAGTATTATTTGAAGAATATGAAATTAATACACCTAACCGCATTGCAGGCTTTATGGCACAATGTGCTCACGAATCAGCTGACTTTACGCGTCTTGAAGAAAATTTAAACTATAGCGAAAAAGCACTCAACTCAGTGTTTGGTCGTTATTTTGGAAAAGGAAAAAGAAATGCGAAAGATTATGCGCGCAATCCTAAAGAGATTGCAAACTACGTCTACCAAGATGAATTCCGCTCTACTCGAGGCGCACTCGGTAATACCGATGCCGGCGATGGCTGGAGATTTAGGGGTCGTGGCATTAAGCAACTTACAGGCCGGAATAATTATACAGCATTTGGAAAGTCAGTCGGAATGTCAGCGGAAGAAGCAGCAGAATACGTAGCTACTCCTAAAGGCGCGATTGAATCAGCTTGCTGGTTTTGGGCAACAAACAAATTAGAACGTTTTGCAGATGCAGATGATAACTTAGGACTAACCAAGAAAATTAACGGTGGTACTATTGGATTAGAAGATCGTAATAAACGTTACAAAGCTGCTAAAGCTATTCTTGGTGGTAAAGATATTCCACGAGCACCAGCTAAATCAAGCGGTTCAAGAACACTTCGTAAAGGTATGAAGGGTGACGATGTAGCAAAAATGCAAAAAGCTCTCGGCATATCAGCAGATGGTGACTTTGGTTTTGGTACACAAACATCTGTCAAAAAGTGGCAAAAACGTAATGGCTTAGTAGCAGACGGTATTGTTGGTTCTGCAACTCAAGCTAAGATGTACGGATAATTATAAATAGAATACAATATCAAATAACATAAAGGAGATTAACATGTCTTTAGAAAAAATAGTTGCGGAAGCAATGGCAGGTCGTCCGCTTGAAATGAAAGAAGCGTTCGGAGAAGAAATTCAAACTCGTATTCAACTTAAGCTTGAAGAAAAGTACGTCGAAATGATGGAAGCAAAAGAAGCTGACGAAGATGAAGACGAAGACGAAGATGATGACGATGATAAGCCTGCCTTCTTGAAAAAAGGTAAAGCAAAGAAGAAAAAAGCTGATGACGAAGATGAAGACGAGGATGATGACGAAGACGAGTAAGTCTTAGTCTAGTAATCTTATGCCTTCTTTCGTATATGTAGGAATGATTCTTTTAGCTCTGGGTGGTGCTGGTGCATGGTACTATGACACCACTCAGACTAAGATCGAAACATTAACAGCGTACAACGCAACGCTGACCGCCAATGTTGACAAACTTGAAGAAGTCAATATTACAAATATAGCAACCATCGAGCGTATGGAAGCTAATGTAGAGCGTCAACGAGAACAATACAATCAACTTCAAGAAAACTTTAGTAAGATTCGTTCTCAAAACAACCAACTCAAAGACAGATTAGGTAAGCATGATCTAGGAGCACTTGCTGCTGCTAAACCAGCCTTAGTTGAAAGAGTTGTGAATAATGCAACAGGTAAAGCAAATCGTTGTTTCGAATTGTTATCTAATGCACCGTTAACTGAAAAAGAAAGGAGCGCAAAGAATGGTAAAGCATTTAACAGCGAGTGCCCTTGGATTTATGATGATCTTGTCTCTAGTGGCGTGCTCGTCGAACCCAGTAGCACCCCCAGCGAAGATAATAACGCAAACTGAATACGTAACACCTCCAAAACCTATAGTTCCTAATGCCGATGCCTTATCGCTTCGGGATGTAGAATTTGTTATTATAACCCCAGAAAATATAGATGAAGTCTTTGAAAGCCTTAAAAACGATAAAGTCTTATTTGCAATAACTGCAGATGGATATGAAAACATCGGTTTAAATCTTAGTGATGTCAGAGCATATATACAACAACAAAAAAGTATAATTATTATGTATGAGAATGCATTTGATGAATAAATAGGTATGAAAGTATATTATGTAGAATGTAGTGACCCTGTGATTAATAGTAATTTCAGGGTTTTTTCTATTTAAATCGGGGAATCTAAAATCAAATGGTAGATAAGCATACTAATTTAAGTACTGATGTCGCCTTAATAAAAAAAGACATTAAGCAAATCGAGAGATTCTTTGCAAAGTTTGATACTGCGCTAGAGACTATGGCCGAAGTGAGCCAAAAAGTTGCGGTAATGGATGCTATGGCCGAGAACACTGCCGAGAAGTTAGATCAGTTAGAGGAACGTATGGCTGAGCATAAAGCAGAAGATAAGCAGCGCGCCGACGTCCTGCATCGTCGACTAGAAGCACAGAGATTAGCAGCACGATCCGACCACCAAATACTAGCAGACGAAACAAAGCATGACCGTAAAACCCGCAACGCAGAAATAATGACCCAGCTTGGTAAAATGAATGGATCATTAGATATACGTTTAAGCAAGATAGATGACAAAATCAGTGTACTAGAATCATGGCGTTGGTACGTTATGGGTATTGGTGCTGGTCTAGTAGTGTTATTTGCGGAAATTAACTGGGGTATGTTAATTGGTAGTTGACACACAGCCGATCTTAGTGTATAATAAATCTATAATTTAAAAATACATGTAAATATAGTAAATATATGTGTACAAACCACCACTTGTGTGTTATAATATACTTATACATGTAAACATTGTGGATATAATATGGCTGAATTCATCGACATACAATACGCGCAGCTGCTGTCTGGTCGTCTTGAACACTTTAAGATCAAACACACTAACCCGTATAAAATTAATTTTAGGTGCCCTATATGCGGTGACTCACAGAAGAGTCGCTCTAAGGCCCGTGGATGGCTTCTAGAAAGAGACAATAAGTTCTCCTATTATTGCCATAACTGTGGCGCTAGCCAAGGGTTTAACTTCTTTCTCAAGACTGTAGATCCTATGTTGTATAATGATTACATAGCAGAAAAGTTTGTAGCTAATACTACAGTTAAAGATACCGCTACTAAAGAAACAGACTTTAAAACAAAAGCACCAGTATTTAAAGTTGATCCTCTCAAAAAGCTTAAAAAAGTAAGTCAATTACATCAAGACCATCCTATAAAAAGATATGTAACCAGCCGTCAGATTCCTCCACAGCATCATTACAGAATGTTCTTTGCTCCTAAGTTTATGACTTGGATTAATGAAATCATTCCTAATAAGTTTGATCCGGATAAGATCGGTAAAGATGAACCAAGACTTGTAATTCCTTTCTTAGATGAAAAGGGTAAAGTGTTTGGTGTCTCTGCGCGTGGGTTTAATCCTAAAGGAATCAGATACATAACTATAATGTTTGAAGAAAGACCA